CCGCCGACAATATCTTTAGGATACAGACCGATCTCTTTGTATGTATGATTGATCACCGCCATAGGGATATCTTTAAGAGTCAAGTGTGGAGTGATCATACGAAACAGAGATTTAAGCTGCTTGGCTCTCGACATATCAGCTACAGACTTACCATCAAGCGCGTCGTCTACTTCTTTCTTCGAAGCCAAATTACCGATAGAGTCAACGATGATCATCACTCGATCTTCACGAGTCAGCTCTTTCATCTGAGCCATGATATCAAACTTCAACTCTTCGATGTCAGTGATCGGTGTATGAACAACACTATCAAGAGGAATGTTAAACGTTTCAAAGTAAGACTGAGGAGTACCAAACTCACTGTCGTAAAAAAGAACGATACCATCTTTGTACTTCTTCAAAAAAGCGGAAGCCAACAGAAGAGAGAAGCCAGTCTTGAAATGCTTAGACGGGCCGGCCAACATCGTTAGACCGGGTGTTAAGCCACCATCAACTGATCCGCTCAACGCGACGTTGATCATCGGTACCGTTGTTGGGATCATGTCTTTCTTCGTGAAGATCTTGCTTTGGTCTAACGTCGCTGTCATGTCGATCGTTGAGTTCTTTATCAGTTTGTCTTTTAGCGACATTAACATCTCCAATGTTGTTTGAGTCAATTACCAATATATCATGCTGTGCCGGATTTGTCAACCGTGAATCAGTAGAATTAGCAAAACCGTGATTGGCAGCAAGAAGAAGAACGACAGCGAGAGGATCAAAGACCATAACGATGCATATAATAACCCAACGAACAGATTTTTCAAGAACGTCATCGGTAGTTTTCCCGTCGTATATCAACTCTGCTATATATTTTATCGGACCTACTTCAGCTTCCATTTTCTTAACGTTAGAAGAAAGTTTTACTCTTTCTTCTTTCAACTTAGCCGCATCATCGTTGTGTTTGGTACGTTGAACGATCAGAGCGTCTCTTTGCTTTCTTTGCTTGTCAGCAGCTTGAAGAGAAGTGGTAGCTTGACCCTTCTCAGTCAACTTAGAGACCGCGGCATCTATCTGAGCTATCTGTTTGTTCAAGTCATCGATGATAGACTGCTCGTTGTCTATCTTAGTTTGTACTATCTGTATCTGATCAGCCGATCCTGTACCGATCTGCAAGTTCTGTTCAATATGAGCTCTTGATAAGAAACCGAAAACACCCATACTCGAAATAAACATCAAAATAATAACAGCCGCTGTTAAATATAATTTCAGCAACCAAGGGCATGTACGCCAGTTGCGGTATAACCATGATGTAGTTACCAACTTTCCAAGTTCAAGAGCCGATCCCATTATGATCACAGGATAGTAAGCAGCCGAAAATATAGCTGTTAGACCGATGATCGAATAGTAAGCTGATACACCCGAAACAGATAAGGCTACCAGCAAAGCTAGAACGTTAATCATTTTCTACAAAATCGTTTACTTTTTTGATGAAAACTTGAATCTTTTCTGCGCGATCGGGCCAGAGAATATATGTCTTCTCTGGGTCTTTGGCAAGATTATTTAAAAGAGGCATGATCATATCTCGTAAGCCATGAAGCTTATCTTGCATCTCAGTAGTCTTCTGCTTCACGAACTTAGACTGCTCTTCAACTTTCTTTTTGAGCATCTCTTCGTGAGCTTTGAGTTCTTGTTCAGATACTAAACTAAATCCAAAATCGTTTTCCATTATGAAAAGAATCCTTCTAGTGTTGCTATCTTCTCTACTCTCCAATCGATGACATCAGCTATAGATTTTAGAGGCTCCACGAAACTCTTCTGGAACTGCATGTCTCTATCGATGAATTCTTCAAGGCCGAACTCTTTCGGCAAATTATCAGAAGACGCGATCACTGTATCACCCAACGGGTTTGGCGTCTTAAGATAAACAAATTTTATTTTGTCGCCGTCCATGATGGGCGGTATAAAATTTATTTTATGTTCTTTCAGTAGCATGTTGAAAAGTAAAGCACCTTTTACTTGAATAGGTGTACCCTTCTTATAGATGGTCTTTTCTTTGCGACCATCATATTTATGCATGCCCTTGATCCCTCGAGGAAACGCTACGTCGTTGAAAGGAAGACTATCGAACTCTTCACGAAAATCTGATACGAACTTTTGCAAAGATAACTCATCTTGGTTCATAACTATATCGAAAGCTTTCTTTAGCTTCTCTCTACACGCGTGCGGAGTAGAAGAACGAACTGCTTCGATACCCTGAATCTTCAGCTTGGGCTTGTCGTACTGCACACCCTCTACGTTCCATGCGTTAAGGATATACATCTTCTTTGCTTTCCAGATACCCTTGTTAGCTATAGTCTCACGCTTCATCTGCATCTTTTGTTGATAAGCGTTCATCATCTTAGCTAACTCTTGATAGCAATTATCCATGTAAGGTTGTATCTTGGCTTCGATGAACTGATCGAGAGCTTTAACTATCTCTTCTTCAGATTTATCCGGCATAACTTTTTTAACAAGAGCATCCATAGTAACATAGATGGAATCTGTATCAGAAGCTATGACGTAGTCTTTGTCGTTTGTCTTAAGAAGCCTGTTAAGATACTCGTTGGTCTTTTTTTCTATCCAACGAATCGATAACTGACCAGAAGTCGTGATAGCTTCTGCGTTGTTGAATGAGAACCAACGAAAGTACTTGTTACCAAGAGCACCGTAAGCTGAGTTCAGCTGGATCTTCTTAGCTAACTGCATGTTATGATAACGCGCGATAGCTTTTACTAGCTCAGGATCTTTAGTCTTCTCATACTCTTTCTTAGCATCGATCATCTTATTTTTGTACTCAACACGATCGTTGTACATCTTCTCCATCAATGCAGGAAGAAACCCTTGCTTGTCTTTATCGTACATACAACCGTTGGCAGCATAACTCAGATCATACATCGATTTGAACTCGCCTTCTAACATCTTATCAATACTTGGCATACCAGAAGCTTTGCCCTTGAACGTCTCTGGGCTGATATTGTACTGCATGATAAGATGCGGATACAGAGAGTTCAAGTCAAAAGATACGACCCACTTGCTTAGACCAAGCTTTGGTTCTTTTACGTAGCCACCGACGAGTTCGAACTGCTCTTGTGAAGGAGTAAACTGAGGGATTACAATTCTACGATCCAAAAGATAATTATGAATAATAACATCCCAAGGCCTAACTGTTGCCATAGTATCATTGTAGTTTACCTTAGCGTCGTATGCAAGAGCCATAACCTGTTCGATGAACTTTAGCTTGTCTTCAAGCTTTTCTACAAGAGTACAATCGTAGATGTTGTACTCTATGAACTTCTGAAAGTTGTTCTTGTAAAGCTCTAACAAAGAACCGTACTCAGAGTAGTCGAGCTTACGTTCTCCGAGTTCTACTTGAGCGATGTAGTCAAGCTTATAGCTCTCTTGGTTACCGAAAGAGAACTTACGATAGAGTTGATAGTAGTCAAGCACAGCGATGCCGACTGGTGTGTAGACTTGATTCGTGCTACCCTTATACTCGATGATACGTTCATCGAGCATCTTCCACGGCGATAGCTTCTTGGCTTCAGATTCACCGAGCAAGTTCTTTATACGGTTTACCAGATAAGGTATATCAAAGAACTCAATATTCCAACCAGTAATGACATCCGGTTTGAACGATTCATGATTCCATACCTTTAAGAAGTTAGCTAGAAGATTGTGTTCATCTTTACAACGAATGTACTTGATGTTCTCGTCATCGGTGGTGAACTCACCGCAGCCAAACACGACACTCTTACCGTTCTTACGAAGAGTGATAGCCGTGATCTCTTTATCAGCTTTAGAGATCGATGGAAAACCTTCATCAGCAGCACACTCGATATCTATGGTAACGACTGAAACCAGAGTAGGATCGTAATTGATCTCACCCTGATAATAGTCATACATAAAGAGATACTGAAAGTTAGTGAGACCGTAGAATTCCATGTTATCTACGCTCTCGTAGCTCTTCATGAACTCTCTAGCTTCGTTGATGCTATCGAAACGCATCTTACCAACGCGCTTACCATCGAGGGTTCGATAAGAACCGGACCCATCTTTGGTGTTCAGAAAGAGATAAGGCTTGTACTTCTCAATAAATTCTACACGTTTACCATCTTCATAACCACGAACATAGATCTTATCAAACTTTTGGTACACATCTGTGTAGAACTTCATAACGACCCCTGACTTAGATTACAGAAGTATTGTATACTATCAGATCAAAAATGTCAAGCAAAAGTAGTCTTAGCTTCCTCGTAGAGCTCTTTACGCTCAGCTAGACCGATAGTACCACCGTTGATGCGCTTGGTAGCTCCTACCACATCTTCATTGTCAGCATAATGGTTTAGATTGTTCTTTTTCCAGAACCATCCTGCAGACATTGCCGCACCCTCTGGTGTCTTAAGATACTCTACAGCTTCATCTAGTTCCATACTTAGATCTTCTGCAAACGACTCGTAGTTAGATCTACCAGTCAGCTGAATCAAACCACGACCATGAAACTTATAACCGTCACCAGAGTCTTCATCGCCGTTACCCATACGATTAGAATAGACTAAGTTAGCGATCTTTTCTGGATTATGTGCGTAGTCTTCTGGATCGTTTTCTCTAAAATATTTTGGGAAAACTCTTGATAGAGTCTCAGCACGATAATTGAGATTCTCTTCAACATGATTCAAACCACCGGATTCATGACCAACTTGAGCCATAAACATCGCAACTCTTTCAGGTGTATTGATATCAAACTTTTCGCATGTTTTGTTCAGCGGATCGATGAAAGAATCGATGATGGATTCTTTTGTGTCCTCGAAGAAAGATTGAAGTTGATCTTTTGTAATCAATGTATTCACTCCTTAAAAAATATGGGGGAAACTCCCCCCATATTTATCGCTTACAACCTTCGTTGATAATAACTAGTTCATCTACTGTATACGGCCACATATCAAGATACCTTAAAAACTACACTATCTCTAGCGATTCTTTCGATATCACATCTGTTGATGTTCAGATCTTGAAGATCACGATCTGAAAGCATACTCAATTCACTGACTGTTCTATTGTAACGAAGTTGCTGTCTCACTTTTTGTGAGATATATTCTACTAAAGCTATCAACATATGATTATTCCTTTGTGATTTTCTTTTTAGAAGTCACAGGTTCATCTGTTGTATCTTCAGAGATATCAATCTTCTTTGGCTTCTTATCTTCTGGGATGATGTGTTCTAGCCAGATCTTTAAAAGACCGTTGACCATCTTAGCGTTGTTAACAACAACGTTGTCGGCTAGAGTGAAAGTGCGTGTGAACGGACGATCAGAGATTCCCTTATGAAGGAATGTTTGGCTAATGCCATCTTCTGTCAAAGTTTCAACAGTTGTTTGGCCAGCGATCTTAAGCTTGTTATCTTCAAGTGTCAGCTCGATGTCTTGCTTACCGAAACCGGCAACTGCCATCTCGATAACGTAGACGTTGTCGTCTGTCTTCTTAAGATTGAACGGGGGATATCCTGCTGAAGAAGCTGTATTAGCTAGTAAGTCTGCAGTTTCTTGGATGCGTTGAGCAAACTTATCAGCTCCAACAAAAAACTTATCAAACTTAGCAAGATCAGAAAAAGTATGATCGAACTTATATGGTGTCATAGTTACCTCCTGTTAGGCAAGGTTGATTTTAATACGTAAGACCCGATTGGCATCTTACTATTATTATATAGGTATTATGTACGTACTTGTACATAGCTTTAGTGAAATTTTTTTCTAAGTTTTTCTTCTGTTGTGACATACATATCTTTCATACTCTTAGAGCAAAGAAAGACCGGAGTCAAGCCAACTCGTCTGAACTCCGTTGCAGCCATCAAAAACTGTGTAAAATTGTTCTCTTCTCCGGATTGGAACTGTTGAGAACACTGTATAACGATTTCTTCTGGTACAACATAAAGATCAGACAAGTTAGTCCCATAGATTTTGGTAATATTTTCCGAAGAGTCTTGTGCCATTTCTTATTCTTTGTTGATGAGCATGCAAACCTTCTGTATCTACTTTGAAAGTATCGTTTGGACCTCTGACCATCTTAGACACCTTCTTCTCTTTGTCTTTCTCTTCTGGATTCAAATCTTCAAAAGAAAAGTCATGTGTTCCGCTATAAAACTTACTGTCTGAATCATCATCGATAATCTGTTCAAATGACCAGATCATTTCATCCATTACCCAGTCCCAACGTTTGAAATGATTTTCGTCTGTAT